TTAAAAGAATATACTTCTTTAAATTGTGGAGGAAAGATAAAATACACAATAGGTCAATTCGAGCCTTTTATTGAGTGTATGATTGATCAGAGAAAAGATTTGCCAGGAGATGATAAGGGACATTTGAAGAATAAAGATACATTTCCACATGTGAGATCGGTTAACATTGGAGTTATTTATAGATTTGATTAAGTAACTAAAATTAACTAACTTGCAACCATGAATTAAAAGCTATGAGATACTATAGACTAATAGAGTTAGATGATTACTTAGAATGTGGGTATGAACATTACTCTATAATTGTCTTTAGAAATGGCTTTATATTTAAAATGAATTTGAACTAAATGTTTGCAATATCAATAGTCATAGGGATAGTAATAATAGTGTTAGGGCTTACTGGTGTTGTAATGAAGAAAAGAAAGATATGAAAAATCCATTCAATAAAGAAGTAACAGAAAAAACACTAAGAAAGCAGTACAGAAAAGATGCATTGAAAAGAATAGAGCAATTATATACTGTATCTGATAGCATATGTAAAGAATGGGATAAAAACTCATTACCATTACTTACGTTTAGAGAGTCCGAAGCAACAATCAAGAGAGAAGAGCGTAATACTCATGACTACATACAAGGCTATTGTAATCAACGATTAATACTTGATACTGTAGAACGTGACTTTATAAATAAAGGCTATAGTCTTAACCACGAATCACTGCATAGCTATAGAATGATGTCGGATGCAAGTATAATGAATAGATTCGTTAGATTAGGGGTTGAAAGAGCTATAGAATTGCAAGAAATAGATAAACAAACAATCCAGTGATATCAATGGTTTAGTTAACCTTGCTCACAGGGTGGAGACAAATAATAAAAAATAGTGAAATGAGTAATTCTAGAAAGAGGGTAACGATGAGAACATCTAAGAATATAGAGTATCGCCTATATCTCGCTACCCTCGATACTCATTTTGTAAAATAACATAAATAAATAATTACAATTATGGGAAAATCGAGCGAAGAGAAAACCAATAGGTATACAAAGCAAGAGCTACTAAATAAACTTACCGATAAAGAGCGAATTTTCTGCCATGAATACATAATTGATTGGAATGGATCTAGAGCAGCTAGAAAAGCAGGATATAGCGAAAATACATGTGCTGTGATAGCTAGTGAGAACCTAACAAAACCTCATATTCAGCAATATATTGACTTTATAAAGGATGATATAGAAAAAGAAGCTGGTATAACCAAGCTAAGGCAGTTAAATGAACTGGCAAAAATAGCCTATTCCAGTATAGCACATCTTCATGAAACTTGGATTGATTTAAAAGAGTTCGAAAGTCTTACAGATGAGCAAAAAGAAGCTATTGAGAGTATCGATACTAAGACAGAACAGAAGTTCGTTTACGAACCTGAATCTGAGAATAAAGAGCCTATAGATATAAAGTATGTTAAAATTAAGCTTTATTCGAAAGTAGCCGCATTAGATCAGATAAACAAAATGCTTGGGTATAATGCACCTGAAAAAGTAGTAGTAAATGAAGATATGAATGTACCTATAATTAGTTTCGTTAAAAATGATAGAGCTAAATGAAAAATATGAACCTTTATTTACATCCGATAAGAGATATTTTATTGTAATTGGCGGAAGAGGTTCTGGAAAGTCTTTTGGAGTCAGTACATGGGATGTATTAAAGTCTTACGAAAGAGGACATAGGACGTTATATACAAGATACACACTCACCAGTGCTGAGAAATCAATTATACCTGAATACAAAGAAAAGATTGAAATACTAAACAAAGAGAGTCATTTTAATATAAATAAAACTAATATACAAAACAACCTTACCGAGTCGGATATAATATTCGCTGGTATACGCACAAGCTCAGGCAATCAAACTGCTAATTTAAAATCAATCCAAGGAGTTACAACGTGGATATTAGACGAAGCTGAAGAGCTTGTAAATGAGGAAACTTTTGATAAGATAGATGAATCAATAAGGACTAAAGGAAAACAAAACAGAGTTGTATTTGTATTAAATCCTTGCTATAAATCTCATTTTATATATAAGAAATTCTTCAAAGGTTACGAGAAATATATAAACATAGAAGGTTTTGATATTGAAACAACTACTCACCCAGATGTTTGCTGTATACACACCTCATATTTGGATAATCTAGACAATCTAGATGAAGGTTGGTTAAAAAAGGCGCATGCTTTAAAACTAAATAATCCAGAAGAATATGCCCATAGGTTCCTAGGTAAATGGAAGAATAATTCAGGAAGAGTTATATTTAAAAACTGGTCAATAGTAGATGAGATTCCATCCACGGTAAAACAAATACCTTACGGGCTAGACTTCGGATTCCACCCAGATCCTACAGCAATGACAGGACTATATACTCAAGGTGATGATTTATATGTAGATGAAATACTATATAACAATAGTTTAACCAATATAGTTACTCCAAACCCTTTGCAATTAAGTATACAAGGTGAATTAGATAAAATCAACTTTGATAAAGAAAGCTTAATAATATCCGAAAGTGCAGAACCTAAAAGTATAGCCGAATTAAAAAGCCACGGTTACAATATATGGGCTACAAAGAAAGGCCCAGGATCTATATTAAGTGGTATAAAGATGTTACTGGGTAAGAACATTAAAATAACACGTAGGTCTAAGAATATTATAACGGAATTTGAAAACTATAAGCATAGAGTAGATAAAGATAATAATCTTCTCCCTGAGCCAATGGACGAATACAACCACGCTATTGACTCAATTAGGTACGTTCTACTCATGAAAGACAAACTATGGTAAAACACATAAATTCGTATCTTGATAGCGGTTCTTAATACAATTATTCGTATATTTGTGATGAACTAATAAATAGATTTGATATGTGGAAAAATAGAGAAATAGAAAAACCAAAATTCAGCGGTATATATAACGTATTTGGAGTTATAAATAAAAACACAGAATATGAGGTTAGAAGTAGATTTTTTGCTTTCTATAGTAAGGAATATAATATGTTTACAGATTCAGATGGAGAGGATCTGACATATATTAACGAAGGCGTTGAGTTTTGGTTTGATTTTAACGGAATAAAAAACCCTGAGCATGAATGAACAAACTAATAAACGTATCTGAACTAAGCCGAATATTAACAGGAAGCCCTGACAATATAAGAGCTAATAAAATACCTAAAAAACATAAGTTCATGGTAGAGTTATTACTTGCGATGTTGGACACATGGGAGAAACTAATAAAAAAAGAGTAGATATGGAAAATCAAAGCGCTTTTGAATGGTGGGATAATCTTCCTGAAACAAGCCTAGATAAACCTAATAAATATGGATTAGCGATGTTATTTAATACAGAGCCAAAACATATTTTGATGTGGCAAATAAAATCATTATACAAAATAGAAAAAGGATCAAAGTTGTTTGATAAAGAAGCTATGGGATTAGTGTTTGAAACAGATCATAAAGTTGAATTCACTCCTATAGATGGAAATGATTTTGAAAACATGAAAGTTAAACTTAGACCTAAATCAAAGCCTATTATACCTGAACCACCAAAATGCAGAAAGATAATAGAAGGTAAGCAGCCTGACCCTCCCAAACCAAAACAATTTAGGGTATACAAATCTAATTTCGGATGGATGGTGTCTGAAGTTAGAAAGAAAGTTAAAAAAAGGTTCTTGAGAAGTGATGTAGTTACATGGGATTATGAAGTATTAAATATGATAGGAAAATATAAAAACCCACTAAGTTGTTCTCACACCCCATTCAGGACAAAAGATGAAGCTATTGAATGGCTTAAAGAAATAATTAAAGGGCGTAAAGAGCCTCCAACAGCCTCTTTATATAGCTACGATATTGAGTATTTTAACGAATCAGATTTAATATAACCAATCTTCCATATTTTTTATCTTAAGCCACTTTAGCGAGTGGCTTTTTTATTACACATAATTTTATTAAGAATCAATATAAATTGCACATATTTTGTTATTTAGAATTATTATGCATAATTTTGAAGATATAAAACATGCGCATAATGTTTGATAAACTTAAGAACGCTTACAAGGCTTTTAATCAGCCAGTTAATAAAAGTCCATACAATTACTTACCTGTACAAATAGCAGGAGGCGGTTCTTTGTCTCCTAATTACATGACTCTTTCGAGCAATAAAGCTTTAATGGGGGCTTATCTTAATCCAGCGGTGCAGCCAGCTATAAACATTTGGGGTAGGGCTGTATCAAATATGAAAAGAAGCATTAAGCAATTATCTACAGGAATTGTTTATGATGATGAAACTATAAAATCAGCACCGAAAGAAATTCAAAACCTTTATTCTCTTCTTAAGCAACCTAACCCATTTATGAGTGAAGGTGAGTTTTTAAATATGAGAACAATAGTTCAGAAGATAAACGGTAATTCATATACTTATTACAATGTACCAGAAGCATTTCAGGCAAGAGGTAAATTAAAGATAAACGATATAACTTCTATATATTCAATGTGGCCTCAGTATACAATGCCGTTAACGACTAGTACACCTGAGTTATTCCCTAATACATTAGCTGAAACAATAAAGGGGTATCATTTTGAGTATAGCAATTATAAGATAACTATACCGTCTTATTTAATTATGCATTCTAACGAGGTTAATCCTTATTTAAGCTCAGGATTAAACAATAGTCCTTACAAAGGTTTATCTCCTTTGATGGCGGATAAAGAAACAATTTCTAATGTGGCCGCAGCTTTAGCCGCAAGAAACGTTTTTCACACTCAAAGAGGTGCAATAGGTTTGTTTTCACCAGACAAGAAAGACTCATCGGGTCAAATGCCAATGTTATCGTCAGAAAGAGAGCAGTTTGATAAGGACATGGAGGATTTCGGTATACAACATAATCAAAGTAAGATTTATGTCACTAATACCCCTATGAAGTACACTCAAATTGCTATAGACCCTAAAAATCTAGGCTTATTCGAAGAAGTATGGAATAGTGCAATTTTGATAGCTAACACATTAGGAGTGCCTAAAAACTTAGTCGAGACGTATTTAAACGGGGCTACTTTCGATAATCAAGAAAAAGCTTGGTTAAGATTCTATCAGGATAGTGTAATACCTTTTGCGTTCGGACAGGTAGAGGCAGAAAATACTACTTTAGGTCTAAAAGACATAGGTTATGCTATTGTGGGTGATTTCTCACATTTACCTATTTTGCAAGAAGACCAGAAGAGACAAGCAGAAACAAGGGAGAAGAACGTAAAAGCAACTATTGAAGCATTTAAATATAACGCTGCAACGATTCAGGACATAGCAAGAGCTAATGGGTTAGAATCAGACGATGAAAGGACGATATTTGAATTAAGTGATAAAGAAATAGAAATAGTACTTAATAAGTTCGAAGATGAAAACACTAACGAAGGAACAGGCGGAAGCAATCAAGAAGCTTAATAAGGATAAAAAGAAAGCTTTAGAAAGTAATAAAATAATTAAAAAGTAAGTCATGGATAAATTAAACATTCCTGAATTCGAAAACAAGAAAGAGTTGTTTAAATTTCTTGTTGAGAACAAAAGCACTTTAGAAGCTCAGAAAAAAGCCGAAACAAAACATGCTGATTCAGTGGTGTTTCATGTGCCTTCAAAAGCTAAGAAATCAGCTAATAAAGCTGAGGCAAATATAGAAGATATTAACGAGTTAAAAGTTAAGGTAGTTATAAATACAAGTAACTTAATAGACTCTCATTCAGACATGCATTATCCTGGTTTATGGGATAAATCTTTAAAAGAGAACAAGAATATAATGCATCTACAGGAGCATACTAACAAGTTCGATCACTTAATAGCAGATAGCGATGATTTAACCGCATACGCTCAAAATTATACATTTAAAGAATTAGGATTCGACTTAGAAGGAAAAACCCAAGCATTAGTTTTTGAGTCAACTATAAGGAAAGATGTTAATCCTTATATGTTTAAGCTATACTACAATGGTAGAGTTAAAGAACATTCAGTTGGTATGAGATACGTAAAGCTAGTAATGGCTGTAAACGATGAAGATTGGGGAGCAGAATATGAGGCGTGGGAAAAATACTATCCTGAAGTAGCTAATAAAGAGGTAGCCGATTCTCAGGGTTATTTTTGGGTTGTCAAAGAAGCTAAAGTAGTAGAAGGATCAGCGGTATTAAAAGGTAGCAATTATGCAACCCCTACATTAACAGTAGAAAGTAAAAACAAGCCGTCGGAAGACACTTGTAAAGATAATGAGCCGTCAAACAACGACACTCAGGAATTTAAAGAGATGATTAATAACTTTAAAATTTTTTAAAATGAATGAAGAATTAAAAAAAGAGTTTGACGGACTTTTAGTTTCGGTAAAAACTCAGGTAAAAGACCAATTTGAAGAATTAACGGAAAACTTCAAAGGCAATGAGCAATTGAAAGAAAACTTAACTAATCTAGAAAAAGGTTTAGAAAGTTTATCTGAAAAAGTAAAAGATCTAAACAATGATAGCGACTTAAACAAGTTGAAGGAGTCAATGGGTGAGATTGAAGATATTGTGAAGATGCAAGGCACTTTGATTGAAGCTAACAAGAATTCTGACGGAGGCACACCTGAAAGGATTACATTTAAGCAATTAGCTAATAAGTTTGTTGACTCTGACGAGTTTAATAACTATAAAGAAAAAGCTACTGGCGAATCGGAGAGATTAGAGCTAAAAACAGTCTCGTTAACGGATGATTATGTTAATTTCGCTAATGCTCCAGCTACTCTAACTGCTCAGACGGGTGTAGTTATTCAGCAGCCTTATCAGATGGCTGACATGAGAGCTAGAGATATTATCCCTTCTGCTCCTATTGATGTTCCGTTTGTGATTTCTGAAGAAATTATTGATTGGGTTAATACTATTGATGTAAATAGTGAAAATGGAACTTTAGTTGAATTTTCTTTCAAAGCTGAGCCAAAAACTTTTCAAAAGAAAAGAATTGGTGCTTACGTTAAGATTTCTAAAGACATGATGCAATCAAGAAGTTTTATTGTGTCACAAGTAGAGACAACTTTACCTAGCAAGTATTATAGAAAAGAGAATCAAGAAATTTTCAGAGGTTCAGGAACAGGTGAACATGTATTAGGTTTGTTCGCAAATCCTAACGTTAGAACATTTGCGCTTACAGGTACATTTGCTGCAACAGCATTTGCTTCTGTGGCTTCTTTTGGAGATGGGACAAAATCGTTAGTTACTTTTGCTGCTGATCATGGCCTTTGGGATGGTTATTCTTTAACTATTGCGAACTCTACAAATTACAATGCTACTTATGTTGTAACTGTTCATACTAAGACAAAAATTGTAATTGAAGCAGCTTATGTAGCCGAAGCAACAGCAGCTTGGACTGGTACTTTTACTCATCCAAGATATCAAAAAGTTGTTACCCCTAACTTAGGTGATGTAGCTAGTAACGCAATGAGATCTATTAATAACGGTTTCAATAGACCAAGCGGAATTATAGTAAATCCTTTTGACGCTTCTGATTTAGAAGACTTAAAAGATACAACAGGCCAGTATATTATTAAATTCCATGATGCAGCTGGTAATTTAGTAGTTAATAGAGTTCCTTTGTTAGAATCTCACGAGGTTCCACAAGGCGAAATGTGGTTAGGTGATTTTGCTAACTCTGCTTTTATATGGGATTACAGAGGTTTGGAAATGTATATGTCTACTGATGTTAGCTATGATTTGAGTAATCAAGTGGCTTTAATTATTGAAGGACATATCATCCTTGCTAACTATAACCCTTTGGCGTTTATGAAGGTAAATATTGCACAAGCTATTACCGATTTAACAAAATCATAATATAAATAAAGGAGGGATTTAGTTCCCTCCTAAAATTTAAAAACTATGGTAATAACTTTGGAAGGCAGCGAAAGCAAAATAAAAGAACTTCGTAGATATGTAGGGCAATGGCTTATAGTTAATAAAATCAAAGAAGTCGAAGCCCAAAGCGGATCTAACGAAGAAGTCAAGGAGGAATTGAGAAAAGTTGAGAATAACCTTAACAATTACAAGTCTAAGTTGAAAAAAGCAAACGCAGAAATAGCCGATTTGAAAGAACAATTAAATAAAGGTTAATATGTTTAATACAGTTGTTGATTTTACAGGTAAATACAATCTTACGCAATTACCATTAGAGGCATCAGATATAAATGATGTTATTGATGTTGAAGAGCGTAGATTGTTAAAGGCAATAATGGGAAGCCATGAATTTAAGTTATTAGAAGATAATTTAGATGTTAATGGTAATCCAACTACACAGCCTTACATTGACCTTGTAGAAGGCGATACGACTTACATAGTAACTGACCAAAACAATATTGAACATGAGTTCGAATGGGATGGAATTAATCAGTTTTTAAAAGGCTTCTGCTATTACGCTGTAACCGATTGGCAAAAAACATTTAATACAGGTAGTGGAGAGGTTGAGCTCATGGGGTCGGAAACGACTACAAGCGCAGTCAATAAAACTACTCGTTTAAGAAATGAAGCTGCTGTAATAGTCGGTAAAGATTTACGGAAATATACTACTGGTTGTAAAACAGGTATTGTGGACGTAAATAAATACTATATAAATGAACGTAATTATAATTGGTTTTGGGAGCATTCATTAGAGAACACTTTCTTTAACTATATGTTATCAAATATTGATCAGTTCCCTAAATGGACATTTAAACAGCAAGATGTATTATTATGGTAAACAACTCTAATATATCACGGATGGAAAATATCAATACCATCCAATATCTTAAAGACTTATTCGAAAAGTACACTACTGAGGAATCAGTTACAGCTACTTTTCTGAATGGGCTTTTGAAGGATGTGGTTAGGGATTTGCATAAAAAAGAAAACTATCCAGCTGTTATGTTGATTGAACCAGTTAAGAATAAATTAAATTCTGACTTAGAATCATCTATTTATAAAACAGTTCCCATTAAAATGGTTGCGGCTCAGCCGACTAATTGGAGTGACAACTCTACAGATGAAATTCATGAAACTACGTTATCTAATTTAGAAAGCATAGTATTTGGATTTTGGAAGTACTTAATGGACGATTTAAAAACGGATGAAAAGAAGTTAGATTTTAATTATGACTCGTACACTCATTACGCTTTAGCGACCAAGTTAGGAACTAAAACAACTACTTTATTAGATAAAGTTAGTGCGGTTGAGTTTACGTTTAATTTAAATTTTTACACAAAATTAAGTAAATGCACATAAAAAAATAAGAAAATGAGTAATACATGTGATACAGAATTTAAAAGTTTAGGCGCAAAATGTGGAGTATTTGACCCACGAGCGTTAAAAGGCTTTGCTATTTCGGCACTACAAGATAATGACGGTGTAGCTAATGAGTTTGCAGCTGTAGCCGAAGCTAAGGATGTTGCTAACTGGCAAACAAAAATACAGCTAGCAAACACGAGGCCAGACCAAGCTTTATACCCTTTAGGAGCCGAGCTTGAAAATGTTGAGGATGCGCCAGAAGATGCGGTTTTTGAGGAAGGTACTTCAGGGGCTAAGTATTTTGTTAGAAATGGCAAAAGAGTTATTGTTGCCTATATGATGAAATCAAGCTGGCAATACATTGAGCAGTTAAATGCTTACAAGAATGGTGACTTTGGTATTTATATGTTTGATTCTGCTGGAGGACTAGAATACGAAACTGATGCTTTCGGAGATAAAGTTCAGCTTATCAAGATTCAAAGCGGTTCTTTGCACGCTTCAGAAATGCCAGCCGTAGGAGATACAGCAGCAAAAGTTAAGATTGAATTTACCTTAGACGGTGCTTATAAGCCTGAAAAAGTACGTTATATAAATAACGACGATTTAGGGTTTAATCCTTTTTCAAACGTGGATCTTCCTGCTTTAGTTGAAACAATGGTAAA